TGCGAAAAGTTTGGTGCCAGATTAGGAATACCTGAAGCGAATGGCAGCATAAATTGCCGCTTACCTTGGGCCGAGTTCAACTGGAACGGTCGATGGTCCCAATTAAATTTAAATACAAGATTTGCCATTATGCTGTTACTCCGTCAATCACTTGGAAAGTCAAAGTTTCGGTGTGTTGAGTGTTACCACTCACTACCGCTTTAATATCCATTTGGCACAAACCTACAGGCCATGCGGCTGTGCTAGCACCAGATTTCACATTAAGCCATCCTTTCTGAGTGGACTGACTTAATGGCACACATGTCAAAGTTGCAACGGCAGCACCATCAGCCAAAGCTTTAACCTGTGAAGTGAAGGTGTAACCTGTTAGATCAATTGCACGGCGAACATCATCAGGTGGATACTGCAAGGTTTCATCCATATCAACCAGCTGCAAGTTCAAGTTGAATGTGTCACCACGCTTAAAAACAAAATTGCTCATAAGTGATTCCTATAGACATAAAAAAACCACCGATGAGGTGGTACATAAATTATTTAGGCAATAAAAAACCGCCTTTCGGCGGTTTAGCTTTATATGGTTGGTATCAGTTAATTCAGGTGTTTTTGTTGCAATTCTAAGAACTCTTTTTCATTAAGTTTCTTTCCACATTTCGAACACAACCAAACAGGCGGCCCACCCAAACTTTCAATCTTTAAGTACTCAACTTCATCATGACTACATTTGCCATCTTCCATAACATCAATAGAAACGCTATGACCTTCAGTAGTTTCAAATATTCTTGTGATCATTGGATTTCCTTTTTCTTTGACATTAAAAAGCCCTCGAATTGAGGGCGTTGGATTTGGGTATTTTGGTTAAGGTATGCAGGCGTTTGGCAAAGGATCAATGAAGCCAGAATGCTGATTGTGTTCCTGAATAAGAGTGCCGAAGGTTGTAAACTTCAGCGCTAAGTTCCAAGCTTCTTCAATGGCTGCTTCTTTTTCTTTATAGGTCTCGCAATTCTTGAGTAGTTCAAGGCTGAACTGATATGCATACTCTTCGGTAGTTTTCATGCTAATCCACCATTTAAATCAAGCTGTGGTTGAAGTTGATATTCCAACTCCTTTATTTCAGTTTCTAGTGGTTCCTTTTCCCATCGCCACTGGCCCATTGCGCTCGCACATCCACTGATTTGTGCTTTTCTGCCTTGGTGATAATTCGTTAGAGAGTTATATCTAGCCCATTTTGATTGGAAAACTTGACTGAGTTGATTAGCCATCCACTCAAAGGCATCAATGAATTGCTCTTTAATGGCATCGGCTTTTTCACCGTTGAATCCCATTACAAGGAACATGAAGCCTCGCTCAGTCATCCGGTAAAAACCTGTTTGTCGTTTTGTGTTTCCTATCTTCTTGTTTTCTAAGGTAAACGCAAAATTGCGCTCACGAAACTTTGTGGAGCACTTCATATTTTTAATGGAGCGGAGAACGTCTGAATGCCTCTTTCCAAATGCTTGAGCAACTGCATAACTTGTTGTTCTTGGCTCACCGTTATTATTGGTAACCAATGCTCGTAAATTCAATGTTGTCATCATGTTCATAAGAGTTCCTCTTACTAGCTCATGTTCAAAGAAAAGAACTGGCAGGCACACTGAACATGAAAAGTGTGCTTTTCGGGGATCAACCTAGCCAGTGTTCGCCTGAATTTCAGGCATAAAAAAACCTGCCACTAAGACAGGTTCGTTTAAAAGTTAAATTCGTTAATTGACGCGATAATTTATTGAAATGTTGTACTGAATGAAATCCCCATTACTGCCGAGGTTCTGCACTTGACCTTGTAAGACTTCTAACTGTCCGCTCGTAAAGTATTCAAAATGAGCTAACCAAGCATCTGCAAGCTTTGTGATTGCGACTTCATGTGTATTTAAACGGGCCATGCAGTTGATTGAGATAATCCCTGTTCGCCTTGTACAAGGCACGTCACCAATTCCTGCAATGATTGAACCGCCCCATAACACATTAATTTCACACCAAAGCCCATCAGTCGGAACTGTAAAGTCTTTATTAGGATATTTAATTCGGGTCTGCTCAATTCCAGTAAATGCCATTGCTCTAGTGATAATGGCTTGTCGCGCTTGATCTAAAGTCATTGCCATTTTAACCACCGTATTTCTGAGCAATATAGTTAAAGGTTAAGCCGTAGACACCTTGAGGAGCTTGTCTTGAGCATCCACCTGTTGTTTTTGGTGTTTCTGGCTTATCAGTGAAGTTGCCATATTCAATTTTGGTTGCATAAGGCGCATTTGTTTGGATGTATACAACCGAATAAGGAACTAGACGAGATAAAGCGCTTGTGCCTTTGCTAATGGTTGAGCCACCGCCTTTATCTTTCTCTGCTTCATTAAATGATTGGTCAGTCTGGTTTATGCTGACTCTGTGTGATGCCCTAAATGCCCCTGTATCAACTGGACTTTGTAGAACAACACCTTGCAATGCATCAATGACAATATCTTTCTGTTTTTTGGTAAGGTCGGCTTCAATTGTTTTAGTGAAGGCACTCGGTTTGCTTGTCCAGCCCATAATTGATCATCCAATATTGTATAGGTAAACACCTTTCCGTATGTTAAAATAACTTATTGTTCAATTAGGTATTTTTTTATGGAAATATGGAAGCCTATAGTAGGTTATGAAGGTATTTATGAAGTCTCTAATTTAGGATGCATTAAATCGCTAAGTAGAGCGACAACAAATAAATTACAACCGTTTGTTCCAGAAAGAATCCTTAAAACACGTATTGGTAAAACTGGTTATGAAATAGTTGGGCTTAGCAAAGATGGAGGTCAAAAAACATGTAAAGTTCATCGATTAGTTGCCTCTGCATTTTGCGACAACCCCCTTAATAAGCCCCACATTAATCATAAGAATGGCCTCAAAACAGATAACAATTCTTCTAATCTTGAATGGGTTACAGCTAGCGAAAATGCCCTACACGCATTATCACTAGGACTTTTTCAACCAAGCGCAGGTGAAAATAGTAAAGCTGCAAAAATAACAGCAAAGCAGGCCAATTATGTTCGGGAACAAATACTAAATGACATTCCTTTAAATGAGATTTCCGCCTCTACCAATATCCCTTTGAATATTGTAAGCAGCATACGCTTAGGAAAAACTTGGGTGACTGCATCCACCCCTGAACTTGTCCAGAAGTGCCGTGAATACAAGAAACCAAGAAATCTCTACCACAGCATTAAACATTCTGAGGATTTTGTGCTTTCCATTATCAATAGACTATTAGCTAATGAGTCCGTTTCTTCAATCGCTAGAGATTTAAAGCTTCAACGTGGATATGTGAGTATGATTAATAATGGCAAAACACGCGCAGAGGTTATCCCTGCTTGTGGATCCAAGCCACCTTATCTTAAGAACAACTTTGTCATGTCAGCAAAAAAAAGACCAAAGGAAAGCTCTTAAACTTTCCTTATCTGGCAGAACCAACACGAATTAGCCGCATCTTTTCCGTAGCTCACAACTCGATAATTACCGCCTTCAATCACCCAAATATCATTAACATCTGGCTCAACTAAAGTTCCTGCTGCATCTTTCACTTCATTTTGCAATAACACGGCTTTGGAGTCTGTGGCGCGGTAATCTATCGGCTTCACCAAATCTTTTAAATAAGAGCCAAATAGGACGCCTCTACCGCTATAGACATATTCGGCGTAAGCATCTTCACCAGTAGCGGGATTGGAGCTAACTAATTTTTTCCGGGTACATGTGAAGGTAGCTACTGCGTCTGCAAGCTTTGTACTAAAAGCCTTACCTAATTTAGATTGTATTTTTGTTCTCATAATTAGATCTTCACTAATAGAACTACATTACCAAATCCCTTATCTAACCATGGTTTAAGAATCGCTAAGGCTAGGTTTTCATTAGCTGTATATGTTTTATGAGTGGCTGAATAGGTGTTTGAAACGCTTGTTCCCGATTGTGCTGATACTGTCTCGCTCAATACACCAGTTTCAACTTCCGTATAGAGACTTCCATTTACTGCATCAGGTATCAGCTCAACTGCTGCCAATAGAATTGCATCTTTTAAAGGCTGATTGTTTGTAGTGTCTGGTAATTTAAGATTAGTTAGCCAAACATTGGTAATCATTACCGCGCGTGCTTTTGCACTATCGGTGCTTGCCCAATCGTTACCAAGTTTTGCATCGATATCTGCCACGGTAATGTATTCAATCATGACTTATTCCTGATCTTTTGATTGCTTGTTGTTTTTAGCGGTTGACTTTGAGCCACTTGCTTGTGCATCACCAGTATTTTCTGTTGATGGATTCTGATTTTCATTTGTTGCGCCAACCAGGGTGTCATCGCCTTGGAGTTCTGCAATTCGTGCTTTCATAGCTGGCACATCATTTTTGAAAGCCATTAATTCTTCTTTTGCAGTCAAAAGCTGTTCTTCTGAGATAACCAGTTTGTTAGCCAATTCATCAAATTGCTCTACAGGGACAAGCGCATCATTAGTGACTTCACTCTCATCAATTGGTAGTGATTCACCTTCAATCAACTCATGTTCCGATGGATTGAATTGATCTACAGAGATAATTACGAAATCACCTTGTGACTCATGGCTAGGTTTAATTTTTACTGTCTTAGACATTTCACTCTCCAAAAAGAATGGGGCCGAAGCCCCAAGTCATTAACCAAGCAAAATGATTGAATGCTCTGGTTTGACCATTGCACAACCCCAAGCAAGCGATACTTCGTATTGCACTTGGCGGTATTGGCGGTAAATGGCGATTTCAAAAGATAAACCGCTAACAGGATCAGTTACGATCATACGGTCATCAGCAGAGTCACCACCTTCTGGAAGTGCAGGAATACGAGTCGCTAAGGCAATTGCAGATCGAGCAAACGCCAAGTTACGAGTTGAAGTAGGTGTTACAGTAATTGCCGTTGCAGCTGCTGGTATAGCTGTACGCAATCCCGGCTTAGCAATTGTAATGGTTCCACCATTAGAAACATCAGTATCCCCTGCAACAACCACATATTGATTAGTATCGCCAGCGAAAGTGATCACGTCACCTGCAACAATTGTCCCAGTACCAGCACTTGCAAGTGTGATCGAAGTTGCACCAACTGCATAACCTGCCGCATCAGTAGTTGCACCTGCACCTGTTCCGGATACTGGAGTAATCACTTGGGCAGATTCACGAATAGCAAAACCATGCACATCCAACAACACACCACGACGTAGCAATGAATCATCATTTGCTTCGTTTGCTTTGGTTAATTGACCAAGAGTACGCATGTTTGCGCCTGCTGTAGTATCAATTACCAACTGCAAGTCACCTTTAGGAGCGCCATTGTCTTGAAGGGCTTTCAATGCAAGAGCGCTGTCTTTCAAGTTAGTAGCGAAAGGTGTTGTACCTGCTACCCCAACTGCGCGAGAAGCACCAATAGCTAATCCAGCTACATCTGCTTCTACTTCATTCGCAAGTGTGCGCATTGCTTGAGCGAACTGATCACGAAGAATTGTGTTGTAAGATGCACCATTATTATCAAGTGCAAGTTTTTCTTCACCATTCCAACGAACGGGTACACGACGAGCTTTGGTAATAGTCATATCAACTTTACCAATCACTTGATCACCATCGTCTGGAGGAGTTACACCTGGTTCAATATCAGATGCGGTTGCCGCAGGTGCCACTGGTGAAGTTACAGTTTGTCCTTTAGCAGCGCGGTTATATGTCATGTCAGATGAAACTGCTGGAATAAAACCAGTTAATTCACGAGAAACAACATCAAGCGCATTATAAATAGTGACCGTTAAGCCAGTTAAAGTGTTAGCCATTTATTAGCTCCATTAATCAATTACATTGCCGCCTTTGCGGATATAGTTAGCTTTTTCTGTAGGGCTCATTGCATCGAACTCACTACGTTTAATTGTGTTTTTGCCGCCTGAATTGTTCCCGCCTTGCCCACCTGCACCATTAGGTTTTGGAAAGAAGTAAGGTTTGGATTCTCGAATGTCTTCAATCCACTCTTTTGGTGTAAGTGGATTTTTGCCATCTTTACCAATGATCACGTCGCCATTTGCATCAATCGCTACAGCATTACCGTTTTCATCCAAAGAGAACTTAGATAAAGCGAGTGCTGTGATGTCGTCTGTCGCTTCGGGTAGACCTTGTGCAGCACTAAATGCTTGAGCAATTTGACCTTTGACTACTGACTGCTTAAACTTATTCGCATAAGCTTCCGCCTTATCTGCACGAGCCTTCTCTGCATCAAATAACTTTTGATGTTCGGCTTTCAATCGCTCAGTACGTTTTCCGAATACTTCGTCAATCTTGCCCTCAGCAAGCAATTTCGTTTCTTCGTCTTGTCCAGCTTTTTGAAGCAACCCTTTAACTGCATCAATGTCCAGACCTTCAAATTGGCCTTTAAAATTGGCCAGCTCATCAGATAAGGATTTATTCTTACCAAGAAGCTCATTGTTTTTAGCTTTAAGTCCAGAAACATGTTGTTCAACGTATTGGTCTAACTGTGCTTTGATTGCAGGATCTTCAAAATTAATGGTTGTTGAGCCTTGCCCACCAGAACCACCCTCACCCCCATCTGCACCAGCTTGATTTTGTAAAGACATTAATTGGCGTTTTAAAAATTCAGACATCTAAAATCTCCTAGAGATACCGCCTTGCGGATTTAATTGTTTGAGCCTTTGGCTTTGCTTCAGGCAATAAAAAAGCAGCCGAAGCTGCTAAGGTTTGAATTAAGTTGTTTTACATATTTCTATAAATAACTGGCTTTAATGCTTGAGATGCAATCCAAATATCGTTACGACATACAGGGCAATTCAACACATAGATAGTTTCGTTTCTATCGCTCATGACTCGCAACTCATTCTTTTGAAATTCGATAACTGAATAACACTTACCACATGAGTCTCTATAGGTCTGCAACTCGGGCAGCACACCTCGACTAATTACTTTCATAATCCCAACCTCTTAAACATTTCTTCATCAAGCTTTTTGAGTTCAGCAAGTGTGAATGGCTGACCTGTAAGCGGATCAATAAACTTATCCAGAGAATATTTGCCCTCTTTGAATAGTTTGTATCTTGTCGGCCCAAGCCAAGACTTTTGAAAAGCTGCATCTTGTTTATCAAACCAACCTTTGAAAGTTGTATTTGAATCCACAACGCCTATTTCACCCTCACCATTCACTTTATTGTTGAATGGCCGCATACCAATGGTTTTTCCTGAGTCATCAGAAACGGGAATCAGGATTGATCTACAGTTTGGGTGAAGTGGCGGCACTGGATGAGGCTCATCCTTCTTGTAAACCCTGTCTGAATAACCCATACAGATTTTAGAAGTACGGCTATCCAGTGTTGCAATGAACTTTACGTACTCAACACCAATGGACTGATATGTTTCATTCAAAGCCACATTGGACACATGACTTCGAGCAGTGCGAACCATGGTAGAAATCTGGTTTCTGCTCTGATCAAGCAAACCGTCTTGATAGTTAAGTGCTTTCTTGCCTTTAATTCGCTGAACAATCTGCTGATTAGTCTGGCCTTTAGATAAACCATCTCGAATAGTTTGCTCAACTCTCACACGAGTCTCATCAGCAATTCGCGCAAAAATAGAATCAAGCAGTACACCACCACTTAAAGGCGTTTTCTTTGCCTTGTTGAATAGCGTCTTTCCGTTTGGCTCTATTTTGCGATTAGTGAGAGTTTTAGCCTGATATGTAGCTTCATATACTGCTAAGGTTGTAGCGCTTACTGTGAAGCTCTCAAGCAATCCTGCTGCAACATTTGCCTGCCAAGTCTGAACTAATGTTCTAACTTCTTTCAAAGCAGGCGTTGTGTATTGTCCTGCCATTAATGCCGTTTTTTCAGCGTCACTCAAGTCATCTAATAAATCTCTTAACTTTGAGATCATCTCATTTGAGAGTGAATCAAACTGAATTAAGAGATTGTTAATTTCAGTAGATGAGAGCCGGTAAAGGTAAGCTTGATGTGATACTAGAGCATCAAGTAGTGCCTGTTGTGACATCTGCGTTGCCATTAGCTACCCCTGCAACATATCCAGTCATAGGACTGTTGGTCATTTCAGTTTCAATACGCTCTAGTTCTTGGGAATATTCAATATCCGGGATTTTTCCTGTTCGAATATAATCCCAATAGGTTTCCATTGAGATTTTATTCCCCAATACAGCCTCATAGAGCTGTTTAGCAAGATTTACATCAAAACCTAATGAGCCAAAGTCAGGCTTAACATTAAAACGGTAATCTTTATCACTAAGCCCTAACCACAATGCGCCATACTTAATGACCTGCTCAATTGCTTCAGCAGCAGTAATAACCATTCCATACAATGTCGAATACTGGTCATCTTGACGAGCTTTGCGTGCTTCGCCTGATTCAGCACCACCAATGTCCATTACACGAGCACCAGCTTCTAAAGCTGCATTCTTTTGGTCACGCATTGCAGTGCGTTTAGCTTCTATTCCTACACCTTGAATTTCGAGATATCCGCATTGCCCACCTTGTGGTAATTGCCATGCAGCCATTGGGCCCGTCACACGCAAAGGCTTATCTTCATCAACACCTGAAACCCAAGGTTGAGGATGACTAGTTAAATGCAACTCTTGGAAATATTCAGCACTTAACTGGTAATACTTAATAGCCGCCTTAGCCATTGTCATTAGAGGCATTTCGTCAATTGAAGGCGTATTATTCATGCTGCCGACATAAACAACAGGGATAAATGAGAGCGCCTTATTACCTAAGCCCGGATATGTTTCTTCAATTACTGTATTGTCGTCAGCAAATAAACGCGATCTATATTTGCCATCATTAATATCTAAAGCACGGTAGAAGCATTCTTTATTATGAGCAAATTCATCTTCGGAATTATCATGAGCTTCTTTAAAAACTGAGAGTGTTAAATCTGTTCGCCCTGCAACTGTCTTTTCTTTCCAGTTAATACCATCTTTTGCCCAATACAACGCAATGTATGGCTTACCTGAATCGTCGAAATCAAGCATCAAAGCGCAACGTGCATAAGACAACTGAGCCTCTACTACTCGAAGGAATAATTGCTTTAAGCCAAACCCATCTGTTGTGGCCTGCTCAATCAATGGTTTTAACCGTGAATCTACAATATTGATATCTGGCTCAAGTTTTGACACTAGACCAATCATTGCTCTTTTAGAATCACGCACCCACTCAGGATATTCTGCGCGTTGTTTGAACGCTTCATAGATGCATTTATTTTTTGGATCTACTTCTTCGGCCATTATCATGCCTTGGGACTTTGGTAAAAGCTTTTCACCTTGCTCTTTTACACAACGTTCCCCACCCAAGGCATAATCCATAAATTCCCAATCCGGAATTGCCTTTGCATAATCCGGATGAACAGTACTAACTGTCATAATTCACCTACAATAATCCATAAATTGGAGTCTGCGAAACCACCCTAGATTTCTTGCTCATAGCCACAGCAAACATACGGAAGCCATCAGCACCGTGTGAGTGAATGTCATGAAGTGGGTTGTCTTTCCAACATCCAAGCTTGTCATTCCACTCTTTTCGGTAGTTCTCAAGATGAGTGATGCCTTCTGCACATTTGTACTCATCAAATTCACATAGAGGCAAAATCTCACGAACCTGCTCAATACCATCCATCACCGTTATATTTGGCACCACTTCGAAGTTGACTGAGTATTTCTCCCCGTCATCAAGCACATAACCCTCTTTGGCAATGTCTAGGCGAGACTTACCATCATTCATAAGAGAGCGGTTTTTAATGTCGTGCGGAGCATAATGCTTGCTGTACTTGTAGCCTTTTTCTTTAAGCACTTTGAAATAGTGCCGCATACCTTCGCCTGAGTTTTCGTAGTAGTCGATAACTTGATAACAAGTATCTGATAGCTTCCGAATAAACCAGATCACCATAGAGTCTGAGACACCCAAGTCCCAAAATGTCATGACAGGCAAATGATCATTTGATGGCAATGAACCAATGCGTTTATTGGCATACAAGAATTTAAATTGGTTCTTGTAGTAAGCACCTTCAACAGACTGAGCAAAAGCTTCACTAGGAATACTTGGATATTCCCGCTTCATATCCTCGCCAAGAGTTTTCTCTTTTGAGTGATACCAAGCCCTTTGCTTTGGCGTTGTTTTAATCTTGTGCTTAACTTCCAGTTCTTCAAAGTATTGAACTAGTCGCTGTGGGAGTTCTTCAGTTGGTTCAATTTCATAATCAGCATTCTTCCACCAGGAGAAGAAAAAGAATTTCCAATCAAGTGGGCTTAGTTTTTTGCTGAGTAGTAATAACTTTTCTGCTAATTGGCAGAATTCGTAGAAGTATCCACTTTTCCCTTCAGCAGTACTCTCAAGTGTGATTCGTCCTTTAAGACTGACCGCTTCAAATGCACCAGTAACAATCTCACGGGCCTTATCTGGAAACTTCGCACAAATCTTACCGAACTCAGACACATGTAATCGGTCTAATGTTCCACCACGAAATGAAGTTGAAACGGTAATTGAGCCGCCTTTGCTAAAAACAAGCTCATCTTTAGTTTGAATCTCTAAAGGATTGGCTGCTTTGATAAGGTGTGGCAAGCGATCATAAGCGTACTTAACCTTTTCACGAAATAGACGCTTAGCATCGTGCAACGTGTGGGCAATCAAAGCGCACTTATCAGACATGAACAATGCAGCATCTAACTGAATCATGCACATCTCAGTAGTAAAACCTAACTGCCGTGCCTTTAAGATGATGTTACGTGTCCACTCATTTTCAAAGTATTCAAGCTGTTCAAGTGTCATCTTGAACTTAACTTGCTTTCCTTCTTTATTGGTAATGTAGTAAAGATTATTTAAACGCCACAACTGGTCTTTAAGTTTCGCTTTATGCTCAGGTTTCAGCATGGCTACTCCTTAAAATTAATCACCCTCGCTTAATTCATCCATCAAATCAGATACAGACTGAATCTCAATTGTTCCTGAATGCTCTACTTTGTCTTTAAATGCCCCAACAGCAATGTGTTTGCCTAACAACTCAAGGTTCTTCACTTTGTCCGGCCATTTGATTTTCTTGAGCCAGCCAGCACCTTCGGCAAGTTCAACACTTTCCATATTGTTAATGAATTGGCGCCAAACTGGTGGCCATTCACTTAGTGGTTTCATTTGCAGCTTATCGTCCATGATGTCTAAAACATCCATCCTGTCTATTTCTACAAGACGTTTGAGCACATAGTCCGCATCTACATCAACACGCTGAAGACGTTGCTCATTCAAATAGGCAATGCGTTCTTCAACTTCTTCGCGTTGCAACACATCCCAAGCATGTTGTCGGGTTTTAAAACCTACTGCTTTGCCAGCTTCTTGAGCACTTAATGTTTTTAAATATTCGTGGCAGAACTCTTCATGGCGTAAATTCTTTAAGGGTTCTGCGCCTTTGATTTGTTCTTCCATTGGTACTCCTAAATATTTTTTAGATGTTTAAGAATCTTTTCTCTAACATCTGCTTTTAGTTCTTCATCACTTGCCATAACTGCACCCTTGTACAGTTCAGCCAAAAATGGGAGATATTCACTTGCTCTCTTTCGACGTGATTCTTTAGCATGAATGTCCGATAAATCTGGAAATGGGTAATGCATATCTCACTCCAACACATACTTCAAATCATCAGGCGTTTCCAAATAACACCCTTGTTTATTGCAGAATGCATGAATGTCGTTTAGGTATTCAGTGAATTGAGCTGTACTTGCGTCTGTCGTGCTCATTAGCTCACAAAGGCCATTTGCTACATCTTGGTAGAGAGGATGCTTAGATTCCTTCAGCTCTCTAACGGCTTTGAATGTTTTCTTGTATTGGCCAACGTCATCACGGTCATAGATTTTTGCTAAGAAGTTCTTTTTAAAGAACAGATGTTCATAGTCTTTATCCGTTCCCTGCTTCTTAGCCCACTGATTAAGCCACATCCAGTACAAACGGTTTTGAGCTTTTGAACGATCTTTCTCTTGGGGTGCAATCAATACGACTAACGGCTTCCCTTCACTCGCTGCCTTTGCATGATTAGTATTGAGATAGCCAATTACATAGTTGATGTCAGAATGGTTTTTGATGACGAATCTAGGTTCCATTTTGACCTCGCAATAAAAAAGACGCTGTTAAGCGCCTTTTTGAATTCTATATATGACCAGCAAGTCTTAATTAAAATTTAGCTAGAGTTTTCATGGCCGTATCCTCAGGGTTTATAGATAGTTTATTAAAGTAACTAGATATACATCAGAAACTTTAATTTACCTGAGAATTGATCTAAAAACAATCACTATCATTTTCAATTTTTAACATCCGCTCTGTTTTTTCTAACATCTTGTCGAACCATTCTTTTGATTCTACAAGTCCCATCCCTCGATACTGGTCAAACCATTGATGGCAGTTATGGCACAATGGAATAGTGTATTTATCATCTGCTTTAATCCCCTTGCTTTTACCATGTTCACTGAAATTAGAATGAGCAGCCTGTGAGTGAGGATAGCCGCATCTAACGCAGGGTAGCGCTCTTATTTCGTTTAGCCTCTTTGTCGAACGCATTTTCTAAGTTCTCTATTCTAGTTCTGAGAGTATTTACTTCACGCTGACATTCAGTCTTAAACGTATGGCTGCTGAATAAGTGGTTATAGTTTTCTAACCGGCTAAGATTACGTTTATAGATTTCTAAATTCTTCTTCGCTTCGATTGTGTCCATGTTCACCCCAAGAAATGCCAGAATATCCAAATTATTGCAGCACAGAATGCAAGCCAAATGCCGACCTTAAAACCCTTAATGAACTGAAGCTCTTCAAAACCTTCCATGAATTCTTCATGCAGTTCATTGTGAGCAGTGTTCCACTCATAAATGTCTTGCTTCTCTTTAGGAGTCATATAGATCTGAGCTTGCTTTTTTGTATGTGCCTTGGCAACCAATCGTTTTGCTTTCTTTTGTTTTCGATTCATAAATACCCCAAAAAAGAAAACCCCATCAAACGACAGGGCTGTAAATAAATTCAGTTTAATTTTTAACTTTGCAGATGAGCATCTAATGCTTTTTCAAGACTTGGGATTTCTGTGCCATCTACTCTGCCATGGTAGCCTTTTAAATAAATTAAATATCTCGTGTCATCTCTATCTAAATGATGATAGTAAATAGAATCTACATTAACCTTACCTGATGCAACATCAACACCATCGTCATTGATAGTATTTGGATAAGATGGCGTAAATCCATCCTCATTAAATTGCAATTCAAATGAACCATCATTAAGTCTAATTGTTTCTAAACGAACTAGTTTCATACCACACCATTAATAAAGTAATTTGATTAATAATGCGGCATGTTAATTGGAAATGCAACGACTTGATTTAATATAAGTCATTGTATTCTCAATAGTTAATTATATTTTATCTTTCCACACTTTCTGCATTCTTTGATTGGGTCATCGTTGTAATCCAACCCATATTCCCAAACATGTATGCAAAAGACCTGCTTAATTATTCGGAGCATGTGAACCTCCAAAAAAATAGCCCTACGTTTAAGCATCGACTAGAATCCAGTCCAGCACATCAGAATCCAATGTTCTAAGCTTGTAGGGCATAAAAGCAAAAAGCCCACGATTAAGTGAGCTTTTGAAATAAGGCAGTGAACCACATACACTACGGTCACTATAACATGAATATATCAAAGTACACCCTGACTTTCAAGCTCCTATTATGCGACTTTTGAATTGATATTTAGTAGCCAAGCGAACCATGCCTAACATTTTGTCGCGAGCTACTGAGAATTCAGACACTCCAAGCTTCTTAGCAATTGTCTCCTCTGACTTGAATTCAACATAAAACATTATGACAATTCTCATCCATTGCTTTGTTTTAGTTGTTTCATTCTGCATTAAGTGAGTAAGCATATCTGCCACTGCATCGGCATGCTCATCATTGATTTTACATAGTGGGGCAACACGTTGACGACGATCAACTACAACACCATTAGCAGTATCAATCAAATGACCTAGTACACTTGATTCACCAAGACTAAAATAATGATCATCCAACAATAACCATGACCCATATTGCTCTAAATGCCATTCAATTGGCTTCTCATGCCAGTTGATTGCCACTGAGAAATGTTTTCTTTTCAATTGTGTATTCACTGCCGCATTCATCTCTTTCCCCTTACTTGCCGTATTTCTTGATGTGATTTCTGACTTTTTCTCTGTTGGCTTCTCCGCTCGCTATCTGTTCATACATTTCTCTGGTCTGCCAAATGACATAAATAATGAGAATGGGAGAAAATAAAATTCTCAGGATGATTAGAAGCAGCTTTAAAGAAGCTTCTGCATAGTCTTTGAGGTCACACCACTGATCTTCGAACCAACCCTTTAGAAAGAATCCTTGCCATTGGAGTGTGAGCTTTAATGCATCTACATCTACCTTTGATTTCATACCGTCACCCTTAATCGTCTAATTCTGCTTTGTTTATAAGTATTGAGTACATTTCTTTTGAATAGTTTGATATTGGGAACTTCTTGCCGATCAGTTCCGCAAATTCATCATCAAGCTTGCGCACCAGATCCATATATTGAATCTGCTTTTCATCAGTCTCACCTGTAGGCCATTCAGGTGTCTTAGCTTGGTACTCCTCTGCCCATGCTTTGACTTGTTCAGCTTTATCTTCATATCGAGTGCGAAAGAAAGCATGAAAACCTTCTTCGTGTTGTTCGTATGTCCCAACTTCGTAAAAGACCATCACGTCACCTTCTTTCCGTTCATTCCCCAAATCAACATGCCTGCGTCACGCTGCTCTTGATTCGTACGCCCTTGCCAACCTGTAATCTTGTTAAACTGCTCTGCATTGAGCTTTGATTTAGTAGGCTTCACTAATAAAACCGCTAAGCCTAAAGCCTGAGCTATTTCTGCCAACAAGATGCCAGTCGCATGGTTCATCCCAACACGTCTAGCAATCTGCTCATTCACTTGTCTTGAGTGACCACCACCTACTCGGAAGTTAGCCTTCTTATTTTCCCAGCCTGCTTCGATCACAACCTTTTTGATGCTGTCTTGCTCATTTCTGAATAGCTCAACAGTTTCAGGAAAAGTCAGATTTTTGAGTTGAAGATCATTCCCTAGAATGGCAACTCCCGACTTTTCCAAGTCAGGATCAATGCCAATGATGATTTGAGCCTCTTTGAATGTGGTCATTGGTCACCGTACTCCTGATAAGCCCTTAA